TTATCTTAAGGTTGACTTAGGCACCAAATAGTGCTATATTTTAGTATATTTAACACAAACTAGAAAACATCGAATGAAAGTTGAAGTAAGAAACAACAATGTGGAGAAAGCTCTGCGTATTCTTAAGAAGAAGCAGAAACGTGATGGTTTTTTCCAACTGCTCAAGGAAAAAGAATTTTATTCCAAGCCCAGTGAGCGAAAACGTGAAGAGCGCAAGAAGAACATTGCCAACTGGAGACGAGCTAAGAAACTCAGAGATCAGCTGAGATAAAAGATGAAATGGTTAACTTACAAGTTGCCAGAACATCTTGTGATACATTATGGCATCATGCTGATGTTAATCACTGTGATAATGCCTGTGTTTTTTTTAGATAGAGATTTGGATTCTTGGGGGTATTTTAGTAATTTTATAATTTTTGATATAATTTATTACATTTGTTTTGAAAAATTTCGCTTTACAATTGACGACTAAGATAGTATAATACAAGTATGAATCAAACAAATTCTTTGGACAAAGTTTCTGTGTATTGTTCTGACACTGATAAAACAGTGCTAGCAGAAGTGTTAGAATTTAAACCTAGACAATTTTTAAATGTGGCCGTGGAGCGATCCATTAGACTCACTATGCGATATGATGCCAAGCACAATCAATATGTGGGCAACATGGCCAATCTAGAATTTACTTCGAAAGGACCCAAATAATATGCCATCATTGGTGCCCATAGTTATAGAACAAGAAGCCAGAGGCGAACGATCCTACGACATATACAGTCGACTGCTCAAAGATAGGTTAGTGATGTTGGACACAGATGTGAATCCAATCAGTGCCAGTCTTATAGTGAGTCAACTTTTATTTTTAGAAAGCGAAACAGTCAAACCCATACACTTCTACATCAATTCTCCTGGAGGATTGGTCACAGCAGGTTTGGGCATCTATGACACCATGCAATATATCAAATCACCTGTGTACACCTATGTGATAGGTCAGGCTTGCTCTATGGGCAGTCTATTAGCACAATCAGGTGCACCAGGACACAGATACATGCTGAAACATGCTAGACACATGATACACCAACCATCAGGTGGCACTCAGGGTCAAGCCACAGACATACAGATTCATGCTCAAGAGATCCTTAAACTGAAAAAGGAACTCACTCAGATCTACGTCACACACAATTCCAAAGGCAAAACCTTTGATCAATTGAGTGCTGACATGGAGCGAGACAAATTTATGAATGCGCAAGAGTCGCTTGAGTATGGATTGATAGATAAAATTCTATTCAAAAAAGACTAAAAACGGAGAACAAAGATGAAAAAACGATTGACTAGAATCAAAAATTCTAGTAATATATTAACAAGATTATTTAGAAGCTTTGCTTCTGATAATACAACAACTAGAAAACAAGAAGGAGTCATCTCAATGAGAAGATCAACTAGTATACAAGACAGAGTAGAAGCCGCTTTAGAAGCTGGCGAAGCTCTTACAGCAGCAGCCATCAAAAATAGATTTGGTGCCGCTAACCCAGGTGCAGTAATTCAAAGCCTAAGATTCAAAGGCTTCCCAGTATTCTTAAACACAAATAAGAGAACTGGCGCAAAAGTTTACAGAACTGGCAAAGCCCCAAGAAAAGTTATTGGTGCTGGCTATCAAGCAATCGCAAAAGGCTTGATCAACGTAGAATAATTTCTACTTCTGTTAGTTAGGAAAAGGGTGGTTCTAGTAGCCGCCCTTTTTCATTTGTGCAAATCCTTTGTAAGTCATTGATTTTATTGACTTTTAAAGGTTAAACACAAGAAATATAATTTGACTTTTGAATTCAAAGAAGTTATTATATATATATACATTAGGCAAAATACAACTTAGGCAAACAACCATAGGCAAACATATGAAAAAACAAATATACGTGCTAGAAGGCAGTTATAGAAGTAAGAAGATAGAAAATCAAGTATTCGAAATGGTCAAACCATATCATCCATATCCGCACAAACCAGGTGGCTTCGTCACAGTCAAAGTGGAAGATATCAAAGAATTTCCAGGTGCCACAGACAAAGAGATCAGAGTATCTGTGGAATCTGAATCGCAATTGAGAGACAAAGCACCAGAAGCTCCCAAAGAAGAGAGCGATACAGAAGTGGTAGAAAGATTAAGAAAAAGATTCGACATATTAACAGACATGACCAAAGCCTGCAAAAGAGGCGATGTGAGAGCAATGATTGTGTCAGGACCTCCAGGCGTGGGTAAATCCTTTGGAGTAGAAGCAGTGCTACAAAAACATGATATCCTAGCCACACTGGGCGACAGCAAACCCAAGTATGAAGTGGTCAAAGGTGCTATGAGTGCATTGGGCTTGTATTGCAAACTGTATCATTTCAAAGAGAAGGACAATGTGTTGGTGTTTGATGACTGCGACAGTATATTATTAGAGGACTTATCTTTGAACATATTGAAGGCAGCATTGGATTCCAAAAGAACTAGAAGAATTTGTTGGAACACAGAAGCATACAGATTGAGAGAAGAAGGTGTGCCCAGCAGTTTTGAATTCAAAGGTTCGGCCATATTCATCACCAACATCAAATTTGACAATGTGAAGAGTAAAAAACTAAGAGACCATTTGGAAGCATTGGAGTCCAGAAGTCACTATATTGATCTCACAATTGATACCATTAGAGAAAAGATATTGAGAATTAGACAGATTGTCACAGATGGTATGTTGAAAGAATATGAATTGACTCCTGAAACTGAAAATCAGATAGTGGAGTTTGTGGTGGAGCATCAACGCAGACTGAGAGAGATCAGTCTTAGAACTGTGCTGAAGGTAGCAGATTTGGCCAAAGCATTTCCCAACACTTGGGCAGAAACTGCCGCTCATACCATATTAAAACCTAGATAGTATCCATGAGAACACAACCACAAGAAGTAATTGCTAAACTGGAAGCAGACAACAGCAGATTGGCCAAAGAAGCCATTCTGTTGTCCGCTATGAAAGAAGGCCTAGATGAATTCTTTGAAGGTGTGCGTATGTGTTTGGACAAACTGTACACTTTTGGAGTGAAGCAAGTGCCTGAAAAAGACACAGTTATCCAAGGTCAAGGCTGTGAATGGAAGATATTCAAACAGTTGGCAGAGCAACTGCATCGTAGAGAACTCACAGGACATGCCGCACGTGATGCTATCAACCTTGTGATGAGTTCAGCCACAGCAGAACAATGGAATGGTTTTTACAGAAGAATACTGATCAAAGATTTAAGATGTGGAGTCAGCGAAAAAACTGTGAACAGTGTGGCCACCAAGAACAAATTTAAACAATATGAAGTGCCAGTGTTCACTTGTCAATTGGCACATGACAGCGCCAATCATGAAAAGAAGCTGGTAGGCAAAAAGATGTTGGAAGTTAAACTGGATGGAGTAAGGGTGATCACTATTGTGTATCCAGATGGCAAAGTGGACATGTTCAGCCGCAATGGCAAAGAGTTTACCAACTTTGGACACATCGCAGAACAGATATCGCAAGTGGTCAAGAAAAGCCCACCACCTTATGCTGTGGTGTTGGATGGTGAAGTGATGAGTGAAAACTTCCAAGACTTAATGAAGCAGGTACATCGCAAAGAATCCGCAGGTGCTTTGGATGCTGTGTTGCACTTGTTTGATTTTTTACCATTGTCTAATTTTATGGAAGGCTATTGGGATAAGAAGCAGTCGGACAGAACTGCTATGGTCAAGGCTTGGTACGATGAGCATAAAACCAATTTAAACGCCGTCACAGTGCTGGCACATGAGATTGTGGACTTAGACACTGTGGAAGGACAAAAGACCTACACAGACGTTAATAAGAGGGCAGTAGCAGGTGGATATGAAGGCATCATGATCAAAGACATGGATGCTCCATATGAATGCAAAAGAAGCCATGCTTGGTTGAAGTTGAAACCATTTATTGAAGTGAGCTTGACTGTGAAATCTGTGGAAGAAGGCACAGGCAGGAACGTGGGCAAACTGGGAGCATTCATTGTGGAAGGCACTGACGATGGCAAATTTATTAAGACCAATGTGGGGTCAGGATTGACTGATGAAGAAAGAGATGAGTTTTGGAAGGATAAAGATTCACTGATTGGGCAAGTGATTGAAGTGAGAGCAGATGCAGTAACACAGAATCAAGATGCTGTGAATGAATATTCGTTGAGATTTCCTAGATTTATGAAGTTCAGAGGCTTTGCCAAAGGAGAAAAACTGTGAGTGAACTGGAGATCATCAAAAAAGCAATGATGGAAAACAAAAAACTATTTTTGAGTGAAATGAAACAGCTGAATGACAAAGTGGATGCTTTGAATACTAAATTAAGCAAACACATATCATTCATTGAACAGGTGTATGCTCCGTTGAGCAACAGCATAGATAAATTTAAAAAATTATTCAAATGAAAAACATATTCAAACACATATTGCCTGAACTGTTTGATGTAGACACTGCTTTTAATAGTTCATTGCCCAAGGTCACTAGATTTCAAATACTGATGGTTCTTGCCACTATGTGGGCTTTTATATTTGCACTTATTACTGCAGAATTCATACATTTCGGCATTAATGTGACCACCAGTGTGATTGCCCATGCTTTGGTGATAGGTGGTATTATCTTCACAAGAAAAAAACTAAATCAAAGGATTGACGGCTACAATGGTCGAGGATTGGGTGGAGAACACGAATGAAAAAATACACTGTGGATATTGCCGTGGGTGACTATGTGGCAGTGGGTCGTTTTAGAAACGTGACCACGCAGATTAAGGATATCACAGTGGATGATCACGGTCAACCCATCATACACACCAACAAAGGCCCTAAAAAATTATTCAGTTGCAGACTGACCAAACTGGAACCTGGCAGTAAAACACCACGCCAAATATTACAGGAGAAAAAATGAATCAAGACATCACACTGTTGATGGGCATCATACTGTTGATGATGTTGGGTGCAGTGTTGGGGTGGTATCTGTGTGAAAGATGGTATTCCAAACGAATTCTTATCATACTGGAAGAGTGTAAAAAATTAAATGCTGCCACCATCACACTGTGGCAAGACATACTGAAACACAAAGAAAAAACTCAACAAGATCAAGACAACACATCGAAATAGGTTGATTTTATGCTCAAATGGCTATATAGCTGTTATAGCATGAGTGATACCATAGAAAAATATAGACCCAGCATCCAAGACAGAATCGCAGAAAGAGTGCGTGAAATAGTTGTGCCAATAGAAGACTGGTTGGAACGATTGATCACCATGCCTGATAGATTCAATCCTGAAACATTTGAATTGATAGAACATTTCAAAAAAGAAAAAGTGGGTGGAGTACATGCTCGTAAAATAATGGAGATGTATGAAACACAATACAAAGAGTACAAAGATTTATTGGAACTGAGAAAGAAAAATTTAAAATTTTCTGACATAGATGAAGAAGGAGAGGGTGATTCTGAAGAACGACAACTGCTGGAATCATACGAAGACGTCAGCAATGAAGTGATAGAAAAAGGTATCAAAGCTCACGACAACATATTCAAAGCCTGCGATTATATGATAGACATGGCCAATGCCAATCGCAAACCACGCAAAAAGAAGCCCATCAGCAAAGACAAGTTGGTATCTAAACTGCAATACTGCAAACAAGACACCAAGTATAATTTAACAAGCATTGATCCCAAAGACGTCATCACTGCTGAACAACTGTGGGTGTTCAACACAAAAACTAGAAAATTGGGCATGTATGTGGCCAGTGTGTTGGATCCTAGGGGTCTTAACAGAGAGGGCACAGGATTAATGGTAAAAGGCACTTCCGTACAGGGATTTGATCCAGTCAAAAGCAAGCAAAAAACACTGAGAAAGCCTGAAGAACAACTGACTGAATTTATGAAGTGTGGACCTGTTAAATCCAAGACTTTTTTCAGTGAAATTAAGAGCATGGAAATCACACTCACAGGACGCATCAATCCTGACACCATATTATTAAAAGTTTAGATATAAATAGTAGTATGTCAAAATCCATTGAACGCAATATAGCATCAGTTAATAAAGGAGCAGATGAATTCACCACTGGTTTAAAACAGTTGGCACAATCTGCAGCGGATGCCATCAACAACAAACATATTCAAGAAAAACCCATTGAATTCTTTGGCACAGCAGACAACAGCATTTACAACAAAGGATTACAGTGGACTGGAGTGGGTCAAACCAAGTATTTTAATTTGCAAGGTAATCCAGACAGAATATGGAGCAATGTAAACATAGATCTTAAATTAGAAAATTCATACATGATAGACAACACACCAGTGTTGACCGTGAATGAATTGGGTCGCACAGTGACCAAATCTAATCTGCGTCAAGTGGGCACCCTGAACAACTTGGTGGTGTCTGGCAACTTGAATGTGAGTCAATTCATAATATTTGATTCAGGCATGAATAGATTGGGTGTGGGCACAGAAACTCCCAACGCCACATTATCAGTGGCCAGCAACACTGTGGAGTTCATTGTGCAACCAGGAGTATCCTCAGCAGACATAGGCACTCATACCAACAGCGGATTAAACATCAAGACTGACAGCACAGACAGAATCACCATCACTGCCAATGGCAATATCACATTGGGATTGCAAGGCAACACTGAAACCAAGATCAATATGTATGGCAGAGTGGGCATAGGCGTGACCAGTGTGGAATCAGATGTGAGTTTGAGTACTTCAGGCGCAGTGAAATTTCAAAACAAAAAATTCGAAGTGGGCAATGCAGCACCAGTGACGGGTTCATACACTGTGGGAGACATCATTTGGAACAGTGCTCCATCAGCCAATCAATCCATTGGTTGGGTGTGTGTGGCCACAGGCAATCCAGGACAGTGGAAATCATTCGGCACCATATCAAACTAACCTAAGTGCTCATCACATCTTTGAGATACTTTTTACTCCAATAGCTGTAATAATTCTTAGATCGCAAAAAATTTCTAGCATTTTCCAATTTGGATCTCTTCTGACACAGTATTAAATTGTACAGTCCGTTGTTGGTGCGCACATCTTTGATATTGGTTTCTGTGTCCCAATGATCTGCAAGAAAAACATATTCTTTGTGAGTGTCATTCAATTGATCGCACAACTCATACATGTCTTTCTTTTTCATGCGAAATTCTTTAAGATACAACAGCACATCCACAGTGTCCAACAAAGGTTGATCCCGTTCAAACTTTATGGGTTTCTTCACCCGATTCAATATCTTATATCCAGCACGGGCAGCATAAGGACACACCGACAAGCCACCCAAATTATCCTGTGTTTTGCTGAGGTGTTGTATCCAAAGTTTCACATGTGATTGTATACTCATATATGTGTATTTAATAAATATTCACATGTTTGTGATAGGCAACGGTGAAAGCAGAAAAAATATCAATCTTGACAGGATCGATCAAATAAAAATAGGCTGCAATGCCATATTCCGTGACTGGCAGATGAATCATCTGATCTGTTGTGATCGCAAAATGGTTTTGGAATCCATTGCTGAAACAGATCTGCAAAAGACTACAGTGTACACCAGACCAGAATATATTCACATGCATCCATTATTGCAATCTCTGCCCACACTGCCTTACACAAGTGATTTGAGACAGGATCAACCCATGCACTGGGGCAGTGGTCCTTATGCTGTGTTGTTAGCCACTCAATTGAACAGTGAAAATCACACAATCAATCTGTTGGGATTTGATTTGTATGGCCAGGGAGAACACATCAACAATGTGTACAAAGACTCCTATGGTTACAATCGCAGCAGTGAACGTGCAGTGGATCCTCGATATTGGATACATCAGTTGGGCAAAATATTTGAAATTCATACCAAAATGTCTTTTGAAATCTATGTGCCAGATAATTTTATCAAACCCAAAGATTGGAATCATACCAATTTGGAATATAAGAACTTGACAATGCTGCGGCAATAATGTAATAATGTATGATGTTTGCGATATATGTGGATTGCACACACAGAGGACTTGGTATAATCCCTCTTTAAAAATTCTTCTACCATATTGAAGGAGAAAATATGGTGAAATATTACAGCACAAAAACATACGGCAATGACCGAGGACTGTCATGTTGTTTTAGACAATGGCAGAGCACACATTCACATTGTTCTTTATTGCATGGTTATTCTTTAGGAATTAAATTAACATTCGAATCAGAAACACTGGATGATCGCAACTGGGTGATGGATTTCGGTGGACTCAAAGCATTCAAAGAATGGAGTGAGTACATGTTTGATCACACACTGGTGGTGGCTGAAAATGATCCACACATGGACAAATTCAAAGCATTGGCAGCATTGGGATTGAATTCAGTGGGCGGCATCTGTGATCTACGCATTGTGCCAGCAGTGGGCTGCGAAAAATTCAGCGAACTGGTGTACAATGAGATGAACAAAATATTAAAAACATTCCAAGCAGGCAAAACATACAAACTGCCCAATGGCAAAGGATTTGATTGCAGATATCCTGTGGGCCAAGGTGTTCGATTAAAATCTGCAGAGGTTTTTGAACACGCTGGAAATTCTGCTATTTACGAAGCCTAAATAAATATCCTAGGATATGTCTAATAGATATGTGGTGTGCCTAAAACATGGCACCAAGTATGATGCTGAATATGTGAATGTGCTGAGAAAAATGACTCAGCGTAATCTTACCACACCGCACGAATTTGTGTGTTTCACTGAAGATCCCCGAGGCATAGACGCAGGCATCACCATACTGCCTTTGCCCACCATACCACTCAAAGGCTGGTGGTTCAAAACCTTGTTGTTCAACCCCAATCTACAGATTCAAGGCACCATACTGTTCATTGATCTGGATGTGATTATTTTCAAAAACATAGACAAACTGTTTGAATACAAACCAGGAGAGTTCTGTGTGTGCCGTGATTTCAATAGATGTTTTCAACCTGAATGGAAAAAAATGAACAGCAGTGTGGTACGTTGGGTCACAGGACAACATCCGCAACTGTACAACAATTTCGTCAAGGATCCACACGCCACCAGCAAGAGATTTCACGGAGACCAAGACTGGTTGTATGATCAAGTTAAAAAACACTATCAGTTTTGGCCAGATGAATGGATACAGAGTTACAAGTGGGAGATGCGTGGTAATCCCAAACTGGTAAGACAAAAATCAGGACAGAAAAATTTCACTGCGCCAGGTGAGCCCAAGATAAAACAAGACACTGCTGTGGCTGTGTTTCACGGTGATCCCAATCCTAGAGAGTGTGTGGATCCTTGGTGTCAAACCCATTGGAAATAGTGATTGAATTCACATTGACTGCAGTCAAAATATCGCATATACTAATAGTATGATCAAAAGAATAGGTTTCTGCTGTCAATGGTTTCATCACGATAGAACTCTTAAAAAGAAACAACTGGAAGAATTAGAACGTCCTTACAATACCAGAGCTACCACTGTGCGTTGGTTGAATGAGCACAAAGCTCAAGCCGAAGAAAAACTGGCATTTGTGTTCAAACACAACATAGATGGCATCAAAAATTTAATATTAAAAGTATCTGAACTGCCTGTGAGCAGAAGAATGTGTAGAATATCATCACCCATACTGCCAGTGGCCACTGAAAACACTTGGAGATACTATTGGGACAAGCCAGACATAATCAAGTATTGCGAACAACACTTTGCTGAAGCAGGCGATTTGGCTCGCAAACACAATGTTAAAGTATCTTTTCATCCAGGACAATTCACGGTGTTGGCATCGGACAATCCAGACATAGTGGAAAGAAGCATAGACGAATTTGAATATCATGTGCGTATGGCTCGTTGGATGGGTTTTGGTAAAAAATTTCAAGATGGTTGCAAAATCAATGTACACATATCCGGTCGTCAAGGACCAGAAGGCATTGTTAAAGCTCTGCCTAGATTATCGCCTGAAGCACGCAATCTTATCACCATAGAAAATGATGAAATGGGTTGGGGATTGGATGCCACACTCCAGTTGGAAAAACATTTGGCATTGGTATTGGACATACATCATCATTTGATTCGCGATGAAGAATACATTAGAGCCAGTGACGATAGAGTCAAACGAGTGATTGATTCATGGCGTGGAGTGAGACCCACCATGCATTATTCTTATTTTCGTGATGAAGCACTGCAACCTGCATTTGATGCTGACACACAACACATGATGCACAAAAATATGTTGCCCATAAAAGACATGATCACACTGGGCTGCAAAAAAGTTAAACTGAGATCTCACAGTGATATGTTGCCCAATGCAGCACAGAATGAATGGGCCTTGTCATTTTTAGAATCGTTTGACATCCAGGTGGAAGCCAAAGCCAAAAACCTAGCAGCTGAACAACTGCACAATCAAGCACAAACACTGGGTCTGCTATAATAAATACAGTCATGCAAGACATCAAGCAGTGGATTCAACTATTTGAAGCCAAACAATCACGTGAAAAAACTCTGGTCTTAGAACCATTGCCTTATGGCATGGGTGATTTGGATCCTGTGTTGAGCCGAGCCAATGTGGAATATCACTATGGTGTGCTGAGCCGAGGATATGTGAACAGATACAATGCAGGTGAAGGTGATGCAGATTTCAATTATGGTGGTGCTAAATTGCACAATTTATTTTGGGCTCAATTGCAAGCACCCCGAGGCAGCAATCTGCCACAGGGCACAATAAAAGAATTCATCAACGAACATCACAAAGATTTAGACAGTTTCAAAGATACATTACTTTTGACCACTATGAAACTGCAAGGATCTGGATGGGTGTACTTGTCTCGATCAGGAGAGATCAAAACCACTCCCAATCAAACCTATCGCACAGACATATTGTTGCCCTTAGATCTTTGGGAGCATTCATTCATGGACTATGTGCCGGCAAAAGATGCCAAGAAACGCTATATTACAAATATTTTTAAAATAATCAATTGGTCAGTGATCAACGACCGTTTGAACACAAAATAATCACAATTTATCTATGGGAGTGTCACTGCTGACATTCATGTCCAGTATTTTGCGTTGGCGCACACCTTGTTGCTGTGCAAAACGTTTGGGATCACATGCACTGCACACATGCTTGTAATCATTGCTGATGCGTTTGATGGCTATGCTGCCTTTCTCCCTTTCAAACAGTGCATTGCAACTGTCACACTGGAACCTATAGTAGGTTTTGTGACGCACACAGGTGTGTTTTGTGCCCAGTTTACTGATGCGTTCAGTGAGACGTTTTTTAACAATTTTTTCTAAAAACATGCACGTGTATTTACATTAGGATTTGTGTTTTTTTAATAAATAATTGAAATAGAACGGAGACACATGGCTGTAATCACTGTCACTGAAAGAGCAATTGAAAAGATCCGAGAGTTGTGTGATCACAACCACAAGTATGCTGTGCGACTCAGCATCAAGGGCGGTGGCTGTGCAGGCTATTCCTATGATTGGGGATTTGCTGATCAGTCAGAAATTGCACCCTCAGACGAGCTGCTGAATTTTGGTGATGGAGCCAAGTTCACCATAGATGCTGCCAGTGTGATGTATATCCTGGGCACTGAGCTGGACTATGTGCATGAAGTGTTTGGTTCACAATTTCAAATTAAAAATCCCAATGCCAAGAGCGCATGTGGCTGCGGTGAAAGCATCAGTTTTGACAAGGAGACAGCATAACACATGGCATATCAAAACATCAATATTGGAGTGGAGGGCAATGACGGCACAGGTGATAGCATACGTGATGCGTTTAGGAAAGCCAATGAAAACTTCACAGAACTGTATGCAGTATTCGGAGCCGGCGGTCAGATAGCATTCACATCACTCAGTGACACACCCGATGTGTTAGGCATAAGAAATATTCCCATCAGCAACACCACAGGCACAGCATTTGAAATGCGTGAGATCACTGGCGGCACAGGAATCTCAGTCAGTTATACCACACCAGGTGACATTATTATTTCCAACACAGGCAGTGAATTGGTGGATGATCTTTCACCCACACTGGGAGGACCGTTGAATGCTAATGGATTGCCCATTGGTAATGCAGCAGTCAGCACCCAAGCTGCAATAGATTTCAACAACACTCACGGCACTGCCATAACCATAGACAATTTGGTAATCACCAAAGGATACGCAGATCAAAGATATATCAAACTGGGTGGAGGAGCGTCAGGCGCAGCAGGTCAGATCAGAGTGAGAAGTGAGCCTGTGGATGCCACAGCCTACACCAAGACCATAGCCAGTTACACAGCAGGCAACGCAGTGGTCACCGCTCACGGTTTTGACAGCAGTGTGAATGGTTTAGAAGTGATCTACAACACCACTGGCTCAGCAGCTTCAGGATTGGTGAATGGCAGCACATATTACATCAGATATGTGAATGATAATCAATTGAGTTTTCATTCCAGTTTTGCGCAAGCCACCAACAATGATGATGTCACCAGAATAAAAATCACTGTGGCAGGCGGCACAGGCACACAGACATTCACTGATGCTGCTTATGATGACACATTGGCAGGATTCTTCCTCAGCGACGAGGCCATGCCAAGAGAATCCATTGTGAGACGTCAAGGAGACACCATGACTGGTGCTCTTTATCTCAATGATCATCCAGGAGATCTTGCAGGATTAGGTGCGCCCAATGGTGCAGATGATTTGCAAGCAGCCACCAAATTTTATGTGGACAACACCAGCTACGCTTCCGACACCAATCTATTCGTCAGCACCAAAGGTGATGATAGAATGGATGGAGTACCACCAGACAAGGTGGGCAGATCATTCAGTTACGCATACAAAACA